AGATTAGGATTAGAATGCGCCATACGCCCCGTGACTGCCCCGATATGTTTAACCCTCCCATGTATACGTCCTCCGTTCTCTGCCTTGATCCACGACAACACCTGCGAGTGTCGCTTCTGTAACGTCAGATATTCCAAAACCATCTTCGCCTCAGGCACGTGTAGGTTCTTCTTCAGAGTAGACTCATCCACCTTGGGCTTGCCTGATGGTGTCTTCTCTTTCCATACAGCACCTCTCTGAGTCAGTCTCTCAGCTATCTGCTGACGTGACCCTACGTTAAAGTGCTGGTACTTCAAAGGCAACGGCTTACCTGTTGTCTTGTGATACCTCTGCTCTTCTGCAATGGGTGGGAATACATTCTGTAACGCTGCCTCTATCCCCAGCATCTTAGTCTCAAGCTGACGTTCGAGTTTCTTTGCACCAGTAAGATTGAAAGCAAACCCATTCTCTTCTTGATCTCTGCATATGTGTGCAACAGTATGTTCAAGGTACACACTGGTATCGGTGAAGTGATACATCTGTAGTTGCATGCACAGTGTTTCATACAGCTTCTCTGTCACTGACACATCACGCATACAGTACTGGATCATCGCTTCAGACAACTGACTCCAGTCATCATGGTCACCCTTGGGGAAACGTAACTTCTCACCCCATGTAGCTAGACTGTGACCGCCTTGTACGTCTGGATGGAACAGTCTCGACATCACCAGCGTATCCAGTACACGTTCAGGATGTACCCGAATGTCCCATAGCTTTTCCAGCACAGGCCCGTCAAAGCCTATGTAGTTGTGACCGCATACGTGACCACCCCTAGCCAGTTCCTCGAACAGTGACTCTCTACAGGTATGGAGACAGTGATCCTCGTTTGGTCTCTTCGTTACCACGCAGTGTATTACCGATGGCTGGAGACCATCCGTTTCTATATCCAAGAACACTATATTCGTAGTAGGCAAGGTCCATCTCTTCCCGCTCTGTGAGTTCTCTACCATTGGTCTTCATCTCCAAGTTCTGTTCCTGAGTAACTATCCAGTTCCCCATCTTCGACATCGTATGATTCCTCCATGTCTGCTAAATGTGCATAGTCTAAGTTGCCTTCAATGGTAACATCATCTTCGATTAGAAATCTACTGCAGTTACCACACAAGTCAACGAACTCCCCCGACCCAGTGAATCTACGTGTTAGTTCGTAGTCATTGAGTATCTTATCACAAGCAACGCATCTCACTCCATTATCTCCGTCAATCGACCTGAGTCCTTATTATACAGCAGCGAGCAGGATGGTCCAGTCATGCCACTGAATCTGTTCTTTAGCACACGCACGTTGGTAGTGTTACGTACCATCTTGTCCTCTGCCTGAGCATTACGTTCCAGACCAAGGACAATGTCAGACAACTGAGCAATAGACGCACTGCCCCGTAGCTGTCCAAGGCTAGTAACTGCTCCATCCTCATGTCCTTTTCCTTCTGGTCTACGTAGGTGACTAACAACAAACATACATATCTCCATCTCCTGACAGAACATACGTAGCTTGGTCATGATCTCATCGATAGCCTTACGCTCATCACCGTTAGCCTGATCCGACACCAGTATCGATATGTGGTCGAGGATGATGTACCTCACACCCAACACCTTGACCTGATAACGGAACCTAGCCAACACGTTCTCTATCTGGTTGGAGCCAAACGAATCCCACAGTACAACACGGTCATCTAGATCTAACGTATTGAATACGTACTCTACCTCATCAGGGGAGTAATCACATCCGGGCAAGTGTATTGGTTTGTTGATCTGTAGACCCACTAGTCCACGAGCAGTACGATCAGGTGTCTCCTCAAGGAAGGCTAGACCTATCCTCTCGTTAGTCTGTGACGCGATGGAGAAGACTAGCTCACGCATGAACGTAGACTTACCCAGTCCAGACCCAGAGCAGATGGTGACTAGCTCAGTTGGTCTGATGCCAAAGGTCATGTCATCCAGTCCCTTGTAGGGGTAGCGTACCTCTGCCTCCATCAGTGGCTTCTTCATTGCCTCACGGAGTGACCCTATCATCACCATGCCGTCAGGTGTGTACACCTTCGCAGCCCACCAGCGTTTGACGAAGTCATCCTTGTCTGCATTCATCAGGTAGTCGGAGGCATCCTTGTGTTCACCGTGTTGATAGATCTTCGCCTTACCACCAAACAGATCTGCACACTCATGTGCCGCCTTCTTCCCATGCTCATCATTGTCATAGCAGAAGATGATGTTGTCGAATAGATCGAGGAACTCATACGCCCTACGACAATCCGCCGCCGCACCTTGTGCCCCATTACGAATAGAGACTACGGGGTACTTGTCACCAAACATCTGGTAGGCAGAGAGCGCATCTATCTCACCCTCCACCACGGTTATGTATTGACCACCCGAAGGAAAGAGATGCTGACCGAATAGACCTGCACGTTTCCAGTCCCCTTCGATACTGAACTTCTTATCAGGTGTTCGCTTCTTGACTGCAGTCAACTCCCCATCTGGGGTGTAGTATCCGAAGTGAACCTCGTCACCACACAAGGTAGTGGAGTACCTCTCCATTGTACGTGCATCGAGACCCCTGTCCTGTAAGCTCCTAGATTGCCCTCTAAGCTCGACTGTTTTAACCCTAGGGTTAGGTACTCGATAGTCGTTAATGTCGCTCACAGAGCTTTCTGTGCCCTCTGGTGAGGGGGTAAACGTAGCACATGCGAAACAATAGCTAGACCCATCCTCATTGTAGGACAACGCATCACTAGATCCACAGTCATTACACTTCTGGTGTAGCTCCACGAAAGCCATCAATGCACCTCCTGATTATTACTAAAACGAGAAAGGTAACGAGACTTAAGTTGCTCATCCTCCAACGCTTCATACTCCATCGCAAAAAGATTAAACAACATGTTCATTGCCTCCATGTAGTTGATGTTATACATATGATCTTCAGTCAACTCTTCAATCATACGAGTACGTTCTGCTTGTTCCATGTTACCTCCCAATGTAGAAGTACTATGTATTATTAATACTTAATACTAATGCATAGTACTTACTGTATAGACTATATAGATTAGTATACCACACTACGCTTTCTTTTGCCAATGGATCTTTCGGTACTATTACCTCTTGATTTACTGCGCGGTTTGTGCGTCTTAACATATCGGCGTGTATTCCTTGCCATACCTTATCTCCTCCTCGTCATTAATATGCTCCAAGAAAGCACGTAGTTTGCCTGATCTCTTAAGCTTTGTCAACGCTTGGTACTCAATGATACGCACCATCTGACGACTGATACCTAACTCGTCCGCGATCTCCTGATGTGTCATGTGGTACGTAAGATAGTTACTCCTCTTTCCCACTGTCTCTCTCCTCCTTGTACTTGGAGATATCATCCTCGTGATACTCCTCTGCATAGTCCCAGATACAACGATCACCTTCCCAATAATCTTGGTAATCGTCATGCCATACTTCCCATTGTTCACGTCCCATAGAAACCTCCCCCATTACCCAGACACGATGATGTCATTCTCTACAACGAAGCCGTTGTCGTTCTCTCTTGCTGGTCCCTTCGCCGCAAGACCCACTACCACACCACGGTGATTGACGTTAACCCAGTCTGAGTTGTCACCGTTGATTACCTCTCTACCCATAAACGTCCACGGGAAAGTCTTGTGCCTGAACACAACAGCCATCGGCGCATCGCTGCCAGACTCCAAGAAACTCTGCACCTGCTTACGGTAGGACTCCTTCCCACTGTAGCTGAACATCAATCTGTAGTTATCTGGTAGCTCACGATGAAACCTACTTGCCCTCTTGGTGTAGTCGTAAAACTGCAAGCCGCTGAATTCCTGCGGTATGTCGTAGTCTTCCCATGCAATGTCGGACATGACGTTCAGTCTCACCACACCCTGCACAGATTGCTTCGCACACAACAACTGAAAGTTATACAACTCACGCCTAAGCTGATTTAAAAAAGAGGACTGGTCCGCATGCCAGTAGTCGGTACGCTTCTGCCTCGCCTTATTGATTGAAGGGTACACACCACCCAGCCCAGATAGTTTCAGGCAGTCATCCATACAACCCGCCGCCTTAGATCCTGCACACAACACGTTGTCAGGATGCATAGTCAACGATGCCATACGGATAGCTTCACTGATACCACTCTTCCGTACCTTAGGGTTACCCAATGTCTTGCTAGTATCTAGCAGCTTTCTTACGGTTGGGATCATAGATCACCTCCTCTCTGATTACACGGCACACCTCGCCGCTGTTGTTGTAACTATCGCAGAAGTACTTCGCGTTGTCAAACGTACTGTACCAATCAGACCCATCAGGGCTACGATCTACCCAGTCATGATCAACCCACTTCTGCACATTGAACCACGTATCAATAGCCATACATTACACCTCCACATCATAGACCTTAGTGGTCTCTTCATCTTCATCACGGAACACCTGTACATCGTCCTCGTTCCAGTCAATAGTACAATCCAACTCGTTGATAGCGAAGTCGATCGCAGCTTGCTCCGCATCATCTTCATCACTGGCCTTGACATTGACACGACGACTGACAGTGATAGTCACCTCATACACGTACACATGCTCCTTCATCTTGTCATGGATCTCATCCAACTTACGCACTGCTTCGTCGAGCATTACTTCTAACTCCTCGAACTCAGTATTGTGCGGACTGTTGATTACATCGTACTCAATGGCACCACGTATCGTATTGATGCGCCGACGATGCTCCACTACTTCTTCCCTACTTGTTAAGAGATTTGTACTCATAGTCCTTCAACTCCTTGTATGTTAAGTTACACTGCTGTTCAAATATATCTTTCATCTCTGAAAGAAATCGTTCGCACTCCTCCACTGCCACAATATCAATAAGCCCTATCATGTCATCGAACTGTGTAAATGGAGCGGCTTCGTTTAACTCTCTGTAAGCCCTCATAGATTTAACCTTCAACTTCAGTATGTTACTAGTCATGGCTAGTCATCTCCTCTAGTTGATTGTAAATACTATCAGCATACTCACCGGATGAGTAGTCACTGATCACCTCAATTGGATAACTATCAAAGTTATCATCCTCCACGTTGCCATACACAAACATGAACCACGCTACATACTTGTGTTCTTTACGGCTCCACACAGTAACGTCATCGTAGTCACACTCACCCATGTTGTCTAGCACAGTGGAATGCTCACGTGAACGCTCAACATCTGGGCCTTCACCCTCACCACAGACAGTAATACTTTTGTCCGGGTCACGTAGGACTACGTCAACAAAGCATTCTGCCACCTGCTTTTCTTTCACATTCATAGTTACTCCTCCCATTCATCACAACACTTCTTACACATATACAGACTGCACCTGCCTCTCTTCAGCCAAGCGTCCAAGCGAGCGGCAATAAGTATCTCTCTCGTCCACGTATCCTCATCTGGAAAGAGATCCTGCACCAGTCGCTTACTATTAATGTACCAGTTCCATGCATCACCGTCAACGATGCGCGTATGCACATCACCACATGACATACACTTAGCTGATACCTTCTTCTTGTTAAACAGGTCTATTACTTCTCCCATCAGAACATCTCCTCTGCTACTTCTAGCATCATCTCAATCTCATCGGGACTGCTCCACTCATCAGGGTACGGTGACATATCCTGCGCCACACGTATTAGCTCCATCATCTCAGGTGGATAGATAGGACTGCGCCTACACGTCATCAGTGGCGGCTCGAAACCGAACGCTCCACACCCATGCTTTAAGAACAGCTTGACCGCATCCTTGTATGACGCTCCCTCCACATCATGAAGCTCGTCATGATCCCACGGTTCACCGCAATGTCTACAATGAATATCCATACATCCTCCTTATGAATGCGTATAACCATTAGGTTCAATGGCTAACCACATCGTCCACCACTTCACCACGACAGCACCATCACCACCAATCATAGGCTCAACACTACGCCTGAACTGTCGGTACGTCATGCCGTTGTCGTGATCCTTCCACTTCCGCAACAACGCCTTCTGTTGCGCCTTTGTAATACTAGCCATTAGTCAAACCTCCCCACACGTTGATTACCTACGCTGTCTTTGATGCCGAATATCGCATGAGGATACGCCCACATCGTACACCCACCGAAGGTAACGCTGGCGAATGGCTTCAGAGGTTCATCCTCCGGTGCGTGATACACACCATCATCATCAATGTCACCACGCCAGTGGTCACTGAATCCACCCCACTGATACAAGCTGTTCATCTCATCGGCGATTGTATTGATACCGCCACCTTGAAACCTTGCCGCCACAACACCACGTGCAAAGAACTCAGGGACGATACCCAACCATTCGCGGTCTGCGCGTTTGTCTAAGTACTTAATCATCATATTGATGCCCTCTCAGAATTAATCTGGATTAATTTTTGTCAGCCATATAAACAGAATGAATAACCGACCTACCTATTATCTCAAATAGGAATAATGGTGTCAAATCACCCACCATCTCATGGTGTCAAGCGTAAATGACAGACACAAAAAAGCCCCAATGAAGGGGCTTAAAAGGGTTACTACGGGTTGGCGGGTTAGGCGGCGTCGCGGTGCAGGTCAATAGATACCTGTGCGAGGTAATGCGCTATTTCCATTTTCGTGTGGCCATTCTCGAACGCCTTTTGCAAGAACTCTGAGAATAGGTGCCCGATCTCGCTCGCTTCACTTGCTAGTGGCTCGCTGGATTCGGACTCCGACGCTACTTCAGTATCGCTTGCTACATCGTCCTCTTTAGGTATCGCTAGCGCTTCATATGCTGTCTTCAGTGATGTCGCATTGCTAACGGCGTGAGACATGACGGCGATACCGTCTTCTATCGTCTGGATCTCGTGATAGTCAGACATCTTCTTGTCCAAATTCGCCGCTACCTTTACCAATCGCATAACTTGCGATGCTTGTACCTTCGCGGATGATTCCTCGTTACCCGCGTCGATGTACTGCGCGATGATGCTAGCGCGTAGTGGCTTCAGATCAGCTTTAGTGATGCCCGATTGTGCCGCCTTGATTACCTCGTTACCGACTTTTTCAAGGGTGGTTAAACGCGCCTTAGCTACTGCGTTGTCCTCTTTGATCATTGCCTTAGCGATTCGTGTACCTAATGTTTCGATATTTGTCATGGTTATGATCTCCTTTGATCTATTTACCAAATGAATATGCCGTGCGTCATTGCCCGACCCCTTGAGTATCGTTGATTTCGGGATAGCGGTCAAGTGATCTACCAATAATTAATCCAGATTAATTTCTGACATGCCCGTGAGAGGCCCTCAATTGCCCGTCACTTAACGCAGTCCCGAACCCTTGTCATAACACCTAAAAACTTTTTTTGTCGTTTTGCATTTGTTGGCATGGTTTTTGCTAGGCATTGCAGTCTAATGAGGACCTTCCCAGACTCTCACTCTTCACTGTATGCATGTACAGTACTGTATAAATATACACTGATTATCTGTACAGTACTGTATAAATGTACAGGGGGAGGGGATTTTGTCGCACACCGTGGGCAGGGTGCTTCCCAGACACAAAAAAGAGCAAAATTGGGCTATGCTAGTATTAGTACTTTTAGTTATATATCAAAGGTTTATTATAATCCAGGGAGATATGTATAATCTGCACTGTAAAACCATAGAATCTGTACTGTAAATACAATGTTTTTCCCTACAGGGGGTTGACAAATCTAAAAAAGTATGCTATAATATATGTATATATAGAGCTATAGAGGAAGTACGATGCATTAGGATTTTTACTTATGCATATTACCCACAAGTATAGATAACAAACCAAAAAGAAAACAAGGTAGAGCCTATACAGTATGGACATTAAAAAGAACTCTGTTGGTCGTCCTAAGAAGTCTTCTGTTTCTAGTAAGACAAAGGGCAACAGAAAAGCAGTTGGACGACCTAAAGGCGATGCAGCAATCATCAACGAGTACAAGGCAAGGATGTTAAACTCGCCCCGCTCCCGCGCCGTGATGGATGCAATATTTGATGCAGCATTAGACCCAGAACATAAGAATCAATCAGCAGCATGGAAGCTGGTAATGGATAGAATCCTTCCTGTTGCTGCGTTTGAAAAAGATATTGTTAAGGATGGTGGTAGAAGCGCCATTCAAATTAATATTAGCGGTGTCGGTGCAGTCGATGTCGAACAACCCACAACAATTGAAGGGGAAGTGGTGGATGAGTCTTAAGTACTTTAAGCGCGAAGAGTTCGACTGTCAAGTCACTGGCACTAATAACATGGAACAAGAGTTTCTA